CTTGGGGGCACCGGTGCGTGTGAATTAACACATGTGCGACTCCAACTACACTTCTGTGTAGTCCCTACATAGGAGACAGTCATGACCATTAAAATGCGCTCTCTTCCACTCAGTGGATGGGGGCCAATGTCTTCCAATATTTATACTGGAAGCACATTGAGTTCACATACTAGTTATGTGCCTGCATTTCGTGGTAAACAGCAGACGAATACTCGTAATAATCCGATTAGCTTGCTTGGCAAGTCTAATCTGAATATTGGCGGGTATTTCTCAACACAAAAAGTAGAGTGGCAGGCCTCACCTAGCTATGCTAATGTTAGGTCTGCTGGCTTTACTTCTTATGAGTATGTTGGTAGCATTTTTGCTAAAAACTATACTCCTAATCCTGCTTTTGACACTCTTCCGAATGTCAAATCAGATTTTGTGATGAGCGGGTATGGCACAACAGGTATCTCGCGTGCCTTACCCACCAATCCGCTGTCCGGCATGGGTCAGTTCATCGGTGAACTCAGGGATCTTCCCCGAGTACCATTCAAAGATTTCAAAAAGAAATCCGCTGGCTTCAAATCTCTTGCGAGAAATGGGTCAGACGAGTATCTTAATGTCGTCTTCGGCTGGGTTCCGTTTGTTTCTGACGTCCGCGACTTTGCTAAGGTTACTGCTAATAGCAGTAAACTTGCGGCTAACTTTTCCCGGAATTCCGGCAAAGATGTTAGACGTCGCTCCACTGTCTTTCGTGACTCTTCGACAACGGTTCTAGATTTAGGAGTCTGGTATGGTAGTCCAGCTCTCCCTCTAGCTGTCGTTTCGAAGCCTGGGAAGCTTACATTGACGACCCTTACTGAAACTGAAATTTATTTCAGTGGCGCTTTCACTTACTATCTTCCTTCTGGAGACGATTTTGTCTCTAAAATGAAGAGGTATGAAAGCCTAGCGAATCACCTTTATGGTACTCGCTTGAGTCCGGATCTTCTCTGGAAGCTTGCTCCATGGTCTTGGGCTGCCGATTGGGTTAGCAACGCCGGCGACATCGTTCGCAATTGGTCTGCTTTCGCAAACGACGGTCTAGTGATGCACTACGGTTACGTAATGGCTGAAACTACCATTACGGAAACCTGGAGTGGCCAAGATATGCAACTTATTAATGGTGCTATCATTGGCGCTTCTGAGCGTCGTATCACTTCAGTGAAACAGCGTTCAGTAGCCACACCCTTTGGCTTTGGACTTGATCCTGGGGCTTTTAGTCCCAAGCAATGGTCCATAATCGCGGCCCTTGGATTTTCCAAGGCACCGCGGTCCCTAAATTTCTAGGGGCAACAATCTACCATCAACCGGTGATATTATCACCTTTGTCGAAAGAGACGCCGCTATGGCTTTTGCTGATCCACAATCCATCACGATCAATGCGGTAGCGATTTCGCTGCCGCGTACTGGCTCTGGTATTAACCAAGGCACTTTTACTAGTGCCGACGCTAATACTAAGGAAACGATTTCCCACACGTACGGTAACCGTACGCGTCGGGTTCTTCGTTTCGACCAGTCAAAGATCGCTGCTGACCCCCTGGTTTCTGCTCAGAATATCAAGTATTCTATGAGCGCATACCTGGTTGTCGATCTTCCGGTCACGGGTTTCACCGTGGCGGAAGCGAAGCAGGTCCTCGATGGTATGATGACCTACCTCACAGCTTCTACTGGAGCCAAGCTCACCCAACTTCTGGGTGGCGAAGCCTAGTCAAGCAGTAGGTTTTCTCGGATTGGCATAGTCAGACGCCTTTGGCGGCTGACTGACATGCGGCATGGACTAGTTCTTCCCCCATTTCACTGGAGGTGACTATGAAAAGCCTTATGTCTCTTTTGCAATCCGTGCTGGCAGATGCCAGCATATGGTGTCGCACTAGCACCACGCGAGACTTTGAAACTATCTCGCGTCGAGTTGAGCACGAAGGGCTTTCGTTTTTAACGATTACCCTCCCCACGTTCTCCCGTGATCTCGAAAGAGCTCTCGATAACGGCGTGGTTGGTCCTCACCTTTTTACTTCTTTTAGTAAAAAGGGCAGTCTCCCCCGATTTCTCGGAGGTTTCTGTGACCTTGTGTTTGACCGTTCAAGTGGTCAGCTTCTTGACGAGCCGTCCTTGGATGCCATCTTCTTTGTTCGCCAGATTTGTCTGGTGTTTAAGAAGATACTGCTCCCTTGCTCTTCTGAGCGTGAGAGTGCAGCCTATGACAAATACGTCAAGTGTGAGAACGAAGTTCGTGCCTGGACTGAATCTAATCAATCTTCAGATATTATTCTGGATTTTGATCGGATCAGTGACCTTCTTTGGAGTCGTGATCTTTGCCGTCTTGACCGCGAGGTTTATGACGGTGATCTTAGACCCAAACATGGTAAAGGCAGTACTGCCGACAAACTTTACGGCAACGCAAAGTTTGAACAACGTACCTGGAACGAGCGACTCGAAGATTATTTCCCAGCCGGAGAGTTCATTCTCTCCAACTCCGGATTCTTCAGAGAACTCGATCTAGTCGACTTCGTCGAACCTGAGATGGAAATGCCTGTTAAAGTCATTTCCGTCCCTAAAACGTTGAAGACACCACGTTTGATCGCTATGGAACCTACTTGCATGCAATATGCACAGCAGGCAATCCTTAGCAAACTCGTGTCTGCTCTCGAAAGGAGTAACTACCTTGCGAACAGCATTGGTTTTTCTGACCAAGTCCCTAATCAGGAAATGGCCAGACGAGGCTCATACACCGGTAGTCTTGCGACTATCGACATGTCTGATGCTTCTGACCGTGTCTCCAATCTGCTTGTTTTTAGAATTCTACGCAATTTTCCGAGCCTAAATGGCGCCGTTCAATCGTGTAGATCTAGAACTGCAGACGTCTCTGGTCATGGGATAATCCCATTATCAAAGTTCGCGTCTATGGGTTCAGCGCTCTGTTTTCCTTTTGAAGCCATGGTATTTCTTACCCTGATCTTCTTAGGAATTGAGAAGTCGCTAAGCCGATCCCTCCAACGTAAGGACATATCGTCCCTAGTTGGAAAGGTGCGCGTTTACGGGGATGATATCATTATCCCCGTAGAATATGTGCCTTCCGTCGTTGATTCACTCAATGCTTTTGGCATGAAAGTGAACTCCGATAAATCTTTCTGGACCGGGAAGTTCAGAGAGAGTTGCGGAAAGGATTACTACAGTGGAGAAGACGTTTCCGTCATCTACTGCCGTAGGATTTTTCCTAAACGATGGAGTGACGCTTCGGAGATGGTTTCGCTTATTTCAATGCGCAACGCCTTTTATAAGCGTGGGCTTTGGAAGACGGCGGAACACCTGGACACTATTGTGAGAGGTTTAGCTCCCTTTCCTAATGTCCTTGAAACATCCCCAGTAGTTGGGAGGCATTCCTTTTTGGGCTTCGAAACCCAAAAGGTATGTAGTTCACTTCATAAGCCGCTCGTTAAAGGGCTGCTTATCAAGTCCCGGTCCCGCTCATCTAAGTTGGATGATCACGGTGCCCTACTTAAGTTCTTCCTCAAGGAGGGTCTAGAACCTTACTTTGATACGAAGCACTTAGAACGTTATGGACGTCCTGAGTCCGTCGATACCAAGATCAGGTGGGCCTCGGCCACTTAAGGTCGAGTGTGGAAAGTAAT